AGGAAGAATATACACATTGTCTGTACTTCCTACAGATTTTATTAAATCTTTTTTAGATACTTCTATTTTTTCTTTTGTATTACTTTGTATTAAATGAACAGCATCTTGCACCCAAGACCTTACAAGAACTTCTTCTTTAATACCCAATCTTTCCATTATTTCTAAAACTGTCATTAATCTAATCCTATTGCTTCTATAGCTATATCCGAAGAACCACCTCGTAATGCTTTGAAATTTGTAGCCGTTGATGATGTATCTGGTAATGGTATTATCCAAGATTCTCCAGCTGCTAATGTAGCTATATGTTCTGAATCTATATTTATATTAAGTTTATCTGTAGTTGCGCTTCCTAAAGCAGAAGAACTAGACCATAAATAACCAGTATGCTTTACCCATATAAATCTTGTATCTCCATCTCCTATATTTACACCTCCAGACGTTGCTTGTAAATAATTAACTGAACCATCAGAAACTCCTCCAAAATCAATTGCGCCATCATTAGTTACTTCACCAGAACCTCCTAAAGTTCTTCTGATGTCTTCATGTATTGAATTAGTTTCCATGCTAGCTCCAGCTACAGCATCAACTGTAACTTTTGGAGTAGCTGAAACTGCATATACCATTTTATGTGTTGTTGCCATATTTTATCTCCTTTGAGATTGTTGAGAAGCTATTGTAGCGGATATAACTTGAGAATGATTTTGAATATATTGCTGGACCTCAGATTGAGCCCATTTATAATACTTGTCAGATTCTCTTTCATAATGTTGTATGTTTTGAACTTCATTAGCTTTCTTGTTAATTGTGTATTGATAATCTTGTAATTCTTGAGCATATCTTTGCAATTCTTTAGAATCTTTAGAATCAGATAATTGAGAATTTTGTATAGAAATTTGCAATTGAGCTTGATATTCTGTGTTGTCTTTATTGAATTGATTTAATTCGTTTTGAATATCTGTATTATATTTTTGCACACTCATAGCATTTTCTTGTTGCCATTCATTAATTTGATTAGAATTATTTTGTATAATACTACTTACTTCTGCTTGATACGCTTGAATATCTGTGCTGTATTGATTAATTAAAGAAGAATCACCAGTGTTTGCTTGTTGAGCATCTTGTAATGCAATTTGAAGCTTTGCTTGGTACTCTACATTTTCTTTATTAAAGTTTGATTGAGACTCGTTTAACCTAGCTTGATAATCTGATATTTGAGATTGTATAGCTTGTACCCTAGATGCTAACATTTCAGAATCTTCCTCTGTGTTTATCCAATTTTCTACATCAGACCAATTAGGAGCTTGCATAACTGGAGGTACATAATTAGGAGCAGTTTCAGAAAAACTTACCACAGCTCCACCAGTTGTTGATGTGTTGGCATTTATAACTGGAGAAATTGGTTTTGATGGTAATGTCCAAGACAATGTAGGAAAAGTTGTTAATGATAAAGTAGGTTTAACATAAGTAGGAGCACTTGTACTAAAACTTACAGATTGATCACTTAAATTAGGTGTAACCGGAGGAAGTATAGAACTCCAAGAAGGAAGATTATCAGATGCTAATTTTGAAAATTCTTTTGAAACTGCAAAATTAACAACTGCATTTCTTAAATCAGAATTATCATCTATTTTTGAAAAATCAATATATTCTGCAATAGCAGTTTCAGAACCTGTGGGATCTGGTTTTACTATTATTGTATTTGCAGATGCTTTATAATATTTAGGAAATGTTGATGTTGCTAATTTTAAACTAGATGTATTAGCGATAAAACCCCTGTCTTCAATTGGAACTTCTTCAGCTTCAAAATCATTTCTTCTTACTGAAATTACATTATCAACCCTAGCTCCATCTGGTAAGGTAATTGTAGTTGGACTAGTATCTCCCCCGTGAGTTCCAGAAATAGTATCGCTAGTAGCCCATTTTAATAATTCTTTAGGTATTGTAGAAGAAACAAGTTTTTGTGCAGAAATAATAAATTGATTATCTGCATCAGCTACTCCAGTTATGTTTTCTATATCTAATTCTATATTGGTAGTTGCCATGTATTTCCTTTTATACATGGGGAGCCGAAGCCCCCCACATATTGTTTATTTAGTGGTTATACTGCTTTGACTACTATAACACTTAAAGTGCATGAGCCTAAATCAACAGCTCCACCAGTATTGTTAGCTAAGATAGCTGTCACAGTATCAGCAGCTGTTACTTGAGCATCTAATACTAAGTCTGCAATATCGATACTTAGACTTGATAATACAAAATCACCAAGTTCTGCTCCAGTTACAGTTAACTCTTTTGCTTCTTCATTACCATCGGCAATTGAACTAGCATCCCAGGTTGTAGAACCCGTAAGAGAATCGCTGAACCTTTCGAGACTGTCACCATCTTTGTTCTGACCATATAAAGGTATTCCCATTGTTTACCTCCTATTTCCAGACTGCGTGGGCTTCTGGCATTTGCCATTCCATCCCAGCTTCTGTTTGGATTAAGTCAACCCTTCGGTCAACACCACTATTCTCAAGAGTTTGAACTCCTACATAAACTGCAGTATCACGATTTAGTCCATTACCAACTAATGGTCGGTATGCACAATACTTCATGTTTACTCCAATTATTTTAATTTGAGTTCCATCTAGGTGAATATTACGAGCCACATTCATAACTCCATAAGGAGTATAGATTTGTGTAATATCTACACCAAAGACATTCTTGCGATTTCCAATGTTAAATTGAGCGCCTGCACCGTATTTGTTTGTATTACCTAAATCGGTCTTTTTAACATTTGCAGTGAAGTATCCACTCAATTTGTGTAACCAATTATATGTTGCAGTTGAACACATAAATAAAGTTGCACTTGCATTGTTGTATCGAGGATCTAGAAAGTTACTCATGTCATCTAAGAAATCATCTTGAGACTTTGTACCAGTTCCTCCTATACCAGAACCATCAAAAATATTACCATAATTAGTAATAAAATCAACAGCACCTTCAGTATAGTTGATACCATCTACAGTTCCTTGAGAACCAAATAATAATGATGTCTCAATGTCGAACTTATGTTCAATCAACTTTTCACGCCAGATTCTAGCAAACTCATTTGGTTCATACTTTAGAACGGTTGCACGAGTTGTGTTATCCATTGCCATAGCAGTTTTCCAAATTTGAGTTAAACCAAATCCAGTTGAGAAAGGTTGGTCTTTCCAAGTTTCTGGGTATCCAGTTCCTTGTCCATGAGCGGAACCTACAACATATGCACGAGCGCTTTCTAGCACTCCAGAGATTGACTTATCAGCAACAACTTCATCACCAGCGCTATCGCCAGAAGGACTAAAATTGTTTGTATGCCAACCTGCAAATTCACCACATGTTGAGGATGCTTTTGCAACTGTTCCACTAATTAGAACAGCTTCTTTACTGTCTTTACTTAAGGAATCAGTTACAGATTCTATTTTTAAAAGAATGTAATCTTTTCCCCAGTTAGAACCATCAGTTGCATCACTCATAGGAACTTTTACTACTTGCCCCGGTAGGAAGAAAGCAGGTCTAGTTCCAGTAGCTCCAACATTCCATCCGTTAGTTGTGTTACCATAAACATTTTGTAGATTACCACCTGATTTATAATCGGTAGCCATATACAATTTTACAGTGTCGCCTTGGGCTACAGAAGTTCCAGTTCCTCCATCGTTAGTAGCAATTATTTCGGAATCATCAAAATAATCAGCATTGGAAGCATTTATAGCTCCAATTACATAGGCATATCTTTTATGATACGAACCTCTACGCTCTGTGAATTTAAATTCTGGATCGTCTGTAGGTTTTTTAGCAACTTTAGATACAAATCTGAAGAAAGGGTCTTGAGCAATATTCAGTTCAGAAACCCGATCCCCAAAATTATATTTTCTTCTAAGGTCACCAGTGTCTTTTGAGGTACCATCGGAATGATAACTTGCCGTATCCGAATAAGTACCTAAGCTAAATACATCAGCCATTTGTTTACCTCATAATTAAGGGTTAATGGCTTAGGGTATTTACATACCGAAAGCCTCTTCTAGTTCGTTTGTCGAACCCAGAATGGCATCAAAGACTGAATCTTCAGCAGATTTTTCAACCGGAACACTTCCTTGAGTAGCAAGAGTACCTGGTTGGTTTTGGACTTCTTTCATTTTGTTGTGAAGTTCTTGTCTGGTGTTGTCGGCTATTTTCGTATCCCTGTTTTTACGATTCATAAGGTAATAAATATCATCTAATTCAAGAGATTTAGACTTTGCAAATTCTACAAAAGTTGACCATTCTTCATCGTTCATTTGATGTTTTTGACGAAAATTAGTTTCTTTTGCAAGTTTTTGATTTTCAACTTGTTGCCCTTGTAAAGCATTGTTCAACCTTCTTTGGACTACTCCATCGATAGTTGCTCCTAATACTCTAGCAGAATCAGATTCAGGTTTTGAAAAAGCCTCATCAGCGTCGAACACAAAGTCCTCATCTAGATTCAACTTTTCAGTCATTGTTTGCGGGGTTTGACCTCCACCCTCAAAATAATTCCGTACATGTTGAATTAAATTGGGGTCTTCTCGCATAGCATCAAGCACTGGCATATAAGGTTCTAATTCGGAAAGTTTTCCGCTTAACCTTTTAGCTTCTCTACTTGAATCGCTATACCTTTTCTGCAAATTCTCTACATTCACATCTGTAGGAACTTGATTCTGAACTTCTGCATTGGGGCTCGTTAGCGTGTTATCGCTTTGACTCGAGGTTGGTTGCGAAGGTTCGTCTATGATTGCGCCATTAACTTGATTGTCTAGTTCTTCAAAAAAACTATCACCATCCATGTTAATAACATCGTTTTGTACGTTTTTGCTTTCGGGGGCCTTATTGGCGTTGCCTACTTGTTCTGACATACTATCTCCTATTTTAGAGTTTTATTAAATTAATAAACATTCTACTTACTGTTCAAGATTATTCTTCTTTATTTTTTGAAACATCTTGTTTGGTAGATTGAATGTCCATTTTCATTTGATCTTTCATTTTATCAAATTCTACTTTCATCATCCCTCTTAAAAGTTTTTGTTGAGCTTCAGTTTGAAGAACGTCTTTTCTTATTTCATTAGAAGCATCTCCAACTTTCATTTTAATACCAGCTTGCACTAATTGTCTTTGTAATGTTTCTATTGTTCCATCTTTATCTTTCATAGCTTCTTGCAAAGATTGTAATTGTCCTTGCAATTGAGAATATAAAGATTTTCTTTCAACAATTTGTTTTTTATTTCTTATATCTGTTTCAGCTATCATAGCTATATCGTCTATTAATCCAGCTTGGAACCATTTAAAATATTCTTCTAACAAAGCCCATCTGTTAACTGGCATTGTAGCTCCAGCTACAACCCTAACATCAAATCTCGCACTTGCATAATCTTTAAATTTTCCAATAACATCTCCAAAATCATTATACAATTGGATGTTAATTCTTATTTCTTTTTCTTGTTCTTGTGGAGTTTGACCAGCTTCTGGCTGAACAATTCTAAATACTTTTTCTATAGTGTAATGACTTTGAGCTCTCATTTGAAAACATCTTCCCAAATGCTCTAAAGCAGGTTCTACTACACTTCCCATCCAAGCTTTTAATCTTCTAGTTCCAAATTCATCATTAGCAAGAAGACCTCTGTATGTTTCAGATTGTTCTTGTGTAAAACCCATCATAGCAGAGGGGACTCCACTAATATACTCTGCGTCTGATTTGCCTTCTTGTACAACTGTATAAAAAGCATTATTTATTGGAGCTGGAAGTATTGGAGTTGGAGTTGCAAATCCTTGTCTATACTTTAATAATGCACCTGGAGCGGATGAATATTTTTCCCATTCTTCTTCTGGTACTGCACCTTCTTCATACATCCATCTAAGATTAGATGCTAAATTAGCATTGTGAAGCATAATTTGATGTGCTTTATTTATTTCTTGTTGTTTTCCTATTAATGGAGTAACTGCACTCATTGGAAACGGAGTTCCTGTGTACATATATGGAATAGGAACAATCGGATATTCTTGTATAGGTAATGTGTATTCATATAAAAATACATCATCACCAGCACTGCAAGTTTGTATAATTCTATTTTCATAAAATTTAATAGCATCAACAATGTTTACTTTTGCATCTTCACTTTGTTGAAGAATTTTATAATCAGAAGCGCTCATTACTTGTTGTTTAATTACAGTAGCAGCTTCTTGAGCTTCTGACATTAATTGCATTTCTTTTTCTTTAATAGCTTGAGCAGCCATTTCTTCAGAATTTTTAGATTGCAACTGAGCTCTTTCTGGAATAATCTCACCAGATTCAACAGCTTGTTGTATTTGCATTTGTTTTTCTATAAGACCAACTTCTATCTCTTGTTTAAAGTTTTCTAATTCTTTTGCAACTTGATCTTTTATTAAATCCATTTCAATTGCAGTTGGTACTACTCTTAAATAGACATTATAATATTCAAATTTTTTCTTACTATAAGTTTCATAGTATGCAATTATATCTTCATCTTCAGCTTCTAAACTGATACCCATTGTAATATCTTCAGGTTGTATAGATTCACCTAAATCAACATCTCTTTCAGAATAAGAAACTACATCTGTATTTCTTGTTACTTTTTTAATTTTAGTAGCAAATTGAGGTAACATATTAATAAGTCTAGATCTTGATATGTTTTTTCTAACTTGAATAAAGTTAGCATCTCTAAACAAAAAATCCCTACTAGCTGGATCTACAAATACATCATAAGGATCAAGTCTGCTAAATCTAACTTCACCCATTCCTCTATCAGCATCTTTATCTACATCAACAAGAAAATACCCAATTCCTTTTGTTAATGCATCTAATGCTATTTGACTATAAAGAGACTTTCCATTAGATATATACCAACAATAATCAGCTATGTCTGAATGTACTTGAGCAACATCTACATCGTCTCCTGTGGCTCCAACTGCTTTCCATTTAGGATCATTAGCAGTTACAAAATATTTCATTATTTCTACAATAGGAGTAACCCTATTAATAGTAAAAGTAGGCATACCAGATTCTTCTAGCTGGTCTTTTTCTTCTTTAGTTAATTGCTCATCAAGATAAAAATCATATCCTTTTTGAGAAATGGTTTGCCATCTTTGTCTATGGGAATTATTAGCTCTATCCCATAATTGTTTATTAATTTGAGCTTTGTTTTTTTTAGTAACCCTTGCCATAAAAAGGTATATACCCCCAACTTGTATTGTAAGATTCTAATTCTTCGTAAGATATTTTAATGTCTTTTCTCCAAACAACATCTAATTTTTTTCTTTTTTTTATTTTGCCATGAGGATATTCTCTATGATTTCCATAATATGCTCTATCGTAACCTAAAACAGGTTGCAAAACAATCATTCTTTTATTTCAAAATGAACTAAATCGTCAAAATTATTATCTTTAGTGGTTCTTCTGTTTTGACTTAAACTAGAATCAGACCAATCGCCGCCCCATCGAATATTAATACCCATCTGAGAAGCTATGCCTAAAACAAATCCACCAAGATAATGAAAATCATCCCTAGCTTTCCAATCTATAGGATAAGGAGCTATATCTACAGCTTTTCCTTGAACATGTTTTCCAAACTTAGTTTTACTTTTACCTTGAGCAACTAATTCATTTTGCCTTTCTTGACTTCTTAATCCTTCTATAACTGTAATATCAAAATATTTACATACTTCATTTAATACATTTATAAGTCGAGAATCAACTCCTTTAAGTCTGGACTTTGATCTTTTACCTAATTTTGGCATTATTTAACTAACGGGTTTACGATTACGACCCAATCTAGGATTTTTACTAGACATCATACTTTTAGGAGGTCCTTGCATTTGTTTTTTCTTAGGAGCTGATTTCTTTTTTGCACAACTATAAGAACGACCTTGCCATGTAAAAGTACCACCTTCTCCTCCAGAACAATTTGCTTTAAAAGCAGATCTAAAAGAACCAGCTGATTTACTTTTTTGTTTGTATTTAGGATAAACACC